ACCAGCTCGGGGAAGTCCCAGCTCGTGAAGTCGTGCGTCCGGTTGTCCGCGATGCGGAAGGCGTCGATCTCATCCGGGGTCAGATCGCGGGCCACGATCACCGGGACCTTGGTCAGGCCGAGGCTCTGTGCGGCCTTGACCCGCGTGTGACCGGCAACCAGCACCATGTCGCCGTCCACGACCAGCGGCTGCTGCCATCCGAATCGCTGCAACGACAGCGCGACGGCCTCCACCGCGCGCTCGGGGATGCGCCGTGGGTTGCGCGGATGGGGCTTGATGCTCGACAGGGGCACGACCACGACCTCGCCCAGGTCGCGTACGTCTCGTGGTGTATCGCTCATACCCGCAGGATAACGGGGAAATCGCGAAACGCACGGCTTGCTTGGGATGTTGGGCACGACCGCGCCACGACCGCGCCACGAGAGGAATGCTCGACGCCGCGGTCTCTCCCACGGTCGCACGGGTCGCGGGTATTCTGCGCACATGACGCCGAAGACCGACCAGGCCCTGCGCTCGTTCGCCCCGAGCGAACTCAATCTGTACCACCGGAACCCCCGCATCGGCTCCGTCTCCGACATCGAAGACAGCCTCCGCGCGCACGGACAGTACAAGCCCATCGTGGTCAACGTCGGCACGCACACCGGCAGGCCCTACGAAGTCCTGGCGGGCAACCACATGGTCAAGGCTTTCCGCAACCTCCAGGAGCGCGAGCCGGGCGACCCGCGCTGGCGCTCGGTGACGGCGTACCTGATCGACGTGGACGACGACCGCGCCGCGCGCATCGTCCTCGTCGACAACAAGACGTCATCGCTCGGCGGCTTCGATGACGTCGCGCTCGCCGACGTCCTGCGCTCGCTGCCGGACCTCGCGGGCACTGCCTACACCGAAGACGACTTGGGAGACCTGCTCGCCAAGCTGGAGGAAGACCTGCCGCCGACGGTCGACCCGGCCGACCCGGCCGACCACAGCTCCGTCGCCCCGGCCCCGGACGGCCGAAGGGTCCAGCCGGACGGCCTGATCATCTCGAACGATCTCCAGACCGACAAGGAACGGTACGCCGACAAGGCCACGCGCCTGGTCGTGCTCGCGATGGAGATTCCGGTGTTCATCTGGGCACAGGACCACCTCAACGCCCTGCGGGCGGAGTATGGGGTGGAGACGAACACGGAAGCCGTCGTGCGGCTGCTGGAAGAGAGGACCGGTACGGCGGCCCCGGCCGTCGCCGCCGAGTCGGAGGACGACGAGGGGAACCCTGCCGAATGACCGCGATCGCCGACCCCGTGCGGACCGCGTACCCGCGCATCATGACCCCCGACGACGCCACCAAGTTGGTCGGGCAGCGCGCGGCAGCGCTGGAGCCCAACGTCCCGCTCGGCACCATCGTCACCGACTCGGAGACCGGCGAGCCGGTGCTGGCGTACCTGCCGCTGGCGGACCCGGCTCCGCTGCGGCGCGCCCTCCGGGGAATCACGCACTGGAACGGTGTCCAGCGGCAGTCGGTCTACCGCTCCAAGTCGCAGACGTTCGGCTACGCGCCGCCCCGCGTCGCCGTCCTCCGGGAAAGCTGCTCCCTGACCCAGCTCGGCCGGGACTTCCCCGACGTCGAGCGCCTGCTGGAGTCGTACGCCGACCAGTTCGGCGACATGCTCGACATGATCGACCCGGCGATCCCCGAGCGGGACGCCGCCGCGATCGCGGAGGTCAAGACCGACTGGCGAATTGGTCGGCGGGGCCTCTGGACGTCCGGCGTCATCAACGACACCGCCGCGCTGCCCTACCACCGGGACGGCTTCAACTTCCCCACGTGGAGCGCGATGCCTGTCCTCCGCCGGGGTGTCCGAGGCGGCGCGCTCCACGTGCCCGAGTACGGGGTGACGGTCGGCTGCGCCGACGCGACGGTGACGCTGTTCCCCGGCCGTCTCCTGGTGCACGGCGTGACACCTCTCCGCCGCGCCGTCCCGGACGGGTACCGTTTCTCGGTGGTGTATTACGCGCTGCGCGGGATGCGGACGTGCCGCGAGGCAGCCGAAGAGGCGCGCCAGGGCCGGATCAACCGCACCCAGCGCGAAGCGGCGATGGCTGCCCGGCTCGCGGTCGGTGACCGATCCATCCCGTCCGGCGGGCGGAAGGGCCGCACCACCGACGAGGCGGGGCGGCGGATGTACGGAGACGGGCGCGGTATGGGGAAGAACCCCGATAAGGCGGAAGGACCGCGACAGTGACCTACCGGGTGGCCGTTCCGAGCTACCACCGCCACGACCGTATCGGCACGCTCACGCTCGCCGTCCTCGCGCGCGGAGGGGTCGACATGCGCCGGGTGGACGTCTGGGTGGCGAGCGAGGAAGAGCGGGTTCTCTACGAGCCCATTGTCGCCGCCGCCGGGGCGAACCTCCGCGTCCACGGACTCGGCCCCGGTCTCGGCCGGACCCGGAACGCGATCGCGGACGCCTACCCGGCGGGCACCCGCCTGCTCCAGGTGGACGACGACGTGCGCACCATCGTCCAGGCCATCGACAAGAAGCACCTGGTGGAGCTGCCCGACGGCGCACTGCACGGCTGGATCGAGAAGGGATTCGAGGCGGCGGACGGCCTGCTGTGGTGCATCTACCCGGCGGCGAACGCCTTCTACATGGACCCCCGCAAGGTCCGGCGCGGAGGGCTCTGGTACGCGGAGGGCGCGTGGTTCGGGTACACCGTGGCCCCGGAGGGACAGCGCGAGCACCAGTACGTCCGGACCGACCACGCGGAGGACTTCGAGCGGTCCATCCGCTTCTTCCAGCATGACGGCGGCGTGTGCCGCCTGGACATGCTCGCCGCGAAGACGGCCTTCTGGACGGAGCCCGGCGGAATGCAGGACACCCGGACCGACGCCAACATCGAATCGGGCATCCAGCACGTGCTCCGCACCTACCCGGGATTCGCTCGGCGTACGACGACCGCCGCCGGTCGGCCCAATCTCCGACTCGTCCAGCCGAGGCCCCTGTGATCACCGTCATCGCCCCGCACCCGGACGACGCGGAGCTGGGCGCGTCCGTTTTCCTGGGTCCCGGGGCGCGCATCCTCACCGTCACCGGGACCGGCGCGCGCATGGTCGAACAGGTCGCCGCCGCCGTCTTCGCCGGGCTCCACGTCGAAGGGCTGCACTGGCCCGAAGGCGACGTCACCGCCGATTCGCGGCTGGTCTCCGCGATCGAGCCGTGGGCACGGGAAAGCCACGCCGTCCTCTCGCCGCCGACGGCCGACACCCATCAGGATCACCGCGCCGTCGCCGACGCTGTCCGCTCGGCCCTTCGCCGCTCGCCGACGGCGCTGCTGGAGTACGAGACCCCCAGCGCGACACCAAGTTGGGAGCCGAACGTGTTCGTTCCCATGACGGAGAGCGACTTGGCGCGCCAGCAGGACATGCTCGCGCGCTACACCAGCCAGCGCGAGCGCGCCTACTTCCGGCCCAGTTGGCTGCGCGCCCGCGCCGAGCAGCACGGCTTCCGCATCGGAACCGACTATGCTCAGGCGTTCCGGCTCGTGACGACCGGGGCGGTCTCGACGGTTCTCAACTCGGAGGCGTGAGATGACGGCGGCAATCCCTCCGGTCTACGAATCGTGGTCACCGATGCGCCGACAGCGCGCCGCCGACCGCATCGCCCAGCTCGCCCGCCGACAGCGCATCATCGACGCGGTCGGTCACCCGGCGGCGCTCGCGGCGAGCTGTGACCCGGACTATGTGATCACGCCCGCCATCGAGCTGGTCTCCAAGAACATCGAACGGGTTCTCCGCTCGCGACGGCGGCGGCTCATGATCACCGCGCCGCCGCAGGAGTTCAAGTCGAGACTGTGCGCGGTGTGGACGCCGCTCCGCGCCCTCCAGCTCCACCCCGACTGGCGCGTCATGCTGCTCACGTACGCCGACGGCCTGGCAGAGGAACACAGCACCGCCGCTCGCGGCCTGATCCAGGAGTTCGGGTCGGGCGTGGTCGATACGCTGACCGGCGCGGCGCTGCCCGACAAATTGGGTCTGTCGCTGTCGCCCGACAAGGCCACGGCAGGCAACTGGCGGATCAACGAAGGCGACGGAGGTCTGGTCGCCGCCGGTCGCGACGCGACGATCACCGGCCGTCGCGCTGACCTGCTCATTGTCGATGACCCGTTCAAGAACATGCAGGAGGCCGACTCGGCAGCGATCCGGGCGAAGGTGCTCGACTGGTACCGCTCGGTTGCCACGACTCGACTCGCGCCCGGCGCGAGCGTGATTCTGATCCAGACCCGGTGGCACCCCGAAGACCTCGCCGGTGACCTGCTCAAGGCGGACCGCGAGCTGGACCCGGCCCTGCGCGAGTGGCGGTATATCAACATTCCCGCGATCGCGCATCCCGCCATCCCGGACGCGCTCGACCGCGCCCCCGGCGAGCCGCTGATCAGCGCGCGCGGCCGGACCCTGGAGGACTGGCGCGCGACCGAGCGCAACGTGGGCAAGCGCATCTGGAACGCGCTGTACCAGGGGATGCCGGTCCCGCCGGAAGGCGGTCTCTTCTCGCAGTCCTGGTTCGATGAGCACCGGGTCCCGGAGCTGCCCTCTCGGACGCTCGCGCGCATCGTCGCCATCGACCCCTCCGAATCCGGCGAAGGCGACGAGGCGGGCATCGTAGCGGCGGCGTTGCTGCCTCCGCGTCCCGATTGGGACGTCGCCGAGCGCGGCCCGTACCCGGAGGTGGCGTTGTTCGCCGATCGGTCCGCGCCGATGACGTCCGCCCAGTGGGCGCGGACCGGCGTCGACCTCGCGGTGGAGGTCGACGCCTCCGACATCTTCGTGGAGACGTACACCGCCGGGCTGACGTACCTCAACGTGGTGCGCTCGCATATCCGCGCGCGCATCGAGGCCGAGCGGAAGAAGGGCGCGAAGGCCGACCGGGCGCTGATCCGCAAGCTGACGCTGCTCCACAACCGGGTCCGCCCCTGGCGCGGCAGCGGCGACGCCGTCGCGAGGTCCGGTCTCCTGCGGCAGGCCGTCGAAGTCGGCACCTGCGTCGTGATCGGGCAGACGATGGCGGAGATGGAGGCGCAGGCGAAGCTCTGGCAGGCCGGACAGCACCAGCCGGACCGGGTCGCCGCCTCCGTCATCGCACACGATCGGCTCATCGCCATGAAGGGCCAGGTGGCGCAAGTGGCGAAGCCAGGCTCCGCGCCGGGGGCGAGCCCCAACGCTGCCTGGCTGTCGCGCAAGGTGGGCTAGGCGGGCGGCAGGATGCCCTCGCGGAAGTAGTGGACGCCGTCTGCGCCTATGCGAAGGACGTCCTTCGAGACCAGGTTCGCCAGAGTGTCCTTCCGCACGCCGCGCGGCGCGGGCTGCGGTCCGGTCCGCCCGTTGGCCTTGACCAGCTTCTTGATGGCGTTCAGCTCGCCGGTCGTGAGCTTGATGACCGTCTCGTCATGCATGACGATCGTCCACATCAGGTACTGCATCTGCTTGGGGCTCATCGGCGGTGTCCTCTCGGTTGGTGGTACCGATAGCTTAGCACGGGTTCCGTGCGTTGTGTAACCCCGTTGCATGAAAGAACCCCCGGCCCAGGTAGGGCCGGGGGTCCGAGAGAGGTCACCGCGAGGTCGACCCCGTTCCGTCACGTGACGCTAGGGCGTGCCCCAGGGGATGCGAGCGAGGACGGGCGGGTCTTCGCGCAGCAGCATGTCGGCGGTGCCGGGGGCGACCCGGTACGGGCGTTCCTCGAGCACGAGCGGCAGCGGCTTGAGGTACGGCTGTACCGCGTCCCGGGGCGGGAGCAGCAGGGCGAGAAGGGTCATGATGTCCATTGGGTCAGCCTTCCAGGGTTTCGTAGGGGATGACGGACGGGTCGAGTTCGTCGCTGTCGTCATCGTCGTCGTAATAGTCGGGGGACCCCGACTGGGTCGGGTGGGCGTCGAGTGCGTCTTCCAGCCAGTCCGGGGTCTCGACGCCGTCGGCTTCGGCCAGTTCCTCCGCCCGGCGGAGGATGGAGCCGAAGGACATGTAGCTGGCGAACATCTCCACCACGTCGTCGCAGTTGACGGCGTCGAGCGCCCACAGCGCTGCTACGTCCGCGTTGACGACGGCGCCGGTCGGGCTGATCATCACGTGGTCGTACTGGTGGGTGGATTCCGGCTGGAAGCCGAAGTATTCGGTGAGCAACCCAGCGTCGGTCGCGTTCGCCATGTTCGGCTCGTGGTACCCGCCGAAGTACGCCGCCCAGCCCGCGATGCACCGCGTCGTGCCGCAGGACGACGCTTCCTTGGTGTGCCACCACCAGCTCTGGTCGTAGGTGTCCGGGTGTTCGTATGCCTGGCGGAGGGTCTTCCACATCAGGTCCCAGTTACCGACGTACGGCCGGTGACCGGCCGTGTGAGCGCGGAGCATTACTGCCTCCAGGGGTGGTCGGAGGGCAGCACGCCCTCATCGGTCAGGATGTCGAGCACGCGCAGCGGCGGGGTGACGCCGTCGGCCTCCGCGAACGCTACGACGTTCTGGAGCACGTCGTTCCACGACAACGTGCCGCTGAACAGAGAAATGTCCACCAGATTGCGGCGGGACCAGTCCTCGACGCCGAGCGCGTCGAGCGCCGCCTCATCGACGGAGACCGCGCCGTCGTCGTACAGCGCATCCAGGGCTTCGTCGTCGCCGACCGGGACGACGAGACCGGGGCGGACGACATGCCACGAATCACCGGGGAAGTCGCTGTACTTCGCGAGATGGGCGAGCCATCCGGCGACGCACCGAGTCGTACCGCACGGAGTGTGGGACCACCACCGGGTCTGGTCGTACTCGTCCGGGTGATCGACCACGTGACGCAGGACGCGCCACATGAGCGGCCAGTTCTGGATGTAGGTCATCGTTGCACCCAATCGTCGTGCTCATCGATGACACCCTCGCGCCGCATCGCGGCGAGGAGAACAGGCGTCGGGGTAACGCCATCGGCGCGCGCCAGGTCGGCCACGGTGGTCAGCACGTCGGACCAGCTCAGGCTGCCGTCGAACAGGTTGTCCTCGAGTTCTTCGCGGAGCGTCCTGCCGTTACGGGGCTCGTCCTCGTCTACGAGGTCGATTTCCAGCGCGGTCAGGGCCGCTGCATCGACGTAGCGCCAGTCGCTGTAGTTGCTCTCGTCCCCGCCCGGCACGCACACCTGCACGGTGTCGTGTGAGATGTCCGTGTAGCCCGCGAACTTCGCGATCCACCCCGCCACGCAGCGCGTGGTACCGCAGCCTTCGTAGCTCCCGCGCCAGCTGGACTGGTTGTACTCGTCGGGGTGCTTCTCCGCGTGCTCCAGCGCGAGCAGGAGCAGCGGCCAGTTGCCGATCTTCATCAGCCCGCCACCTCCTCAGTGTCGTCGTCGGTCGAGACGTCGGGGTCCGGCGTGCTGTCGAACCGGCTGACCTGAGCGGTCTCGCGCATACGCGCCTCACGGGCCAGGATGGCGGTCTCGCGCATCACGGCCAGGTCGACATCGACCTCGGCCTGACGACGGCGGCTGACCGTCAACGCGTTCTCCGCGACCACCCAGAGCCGCATCGCGATGTTGTTCAGTTCGGTGAGCGAGGGGAGTACGCCCACGTGACCGACGACTTCGGGGTCGAGCGAGTACACGCTGTCCCAGCACATCCCGTCCGGGTTGAACGCCGAGGCCGTGAAGGTGGAGTACCGACGCTGGTCGGTGTTCACGGACATCTCGATCCGGCCCGGGTAGCCGTCGAGCAGACAGAAGACTTCTACGACGTACCCGTCACGGGTGCTGTGCACGTGCCGATCGGTGATCGTCGGGGTAGGGGTGCTCGGGTTGAACACTGCGTGTCCTCTCGGTGGTGGTGTGCGGGCCGGAGGCGGAGCCCCCGGCCCGGTCGTGACTGTGTCAGTCTAGCACGGATTGCGTGCGTTGTGCAACTCTGTCGCGGAGGCTACGCCTCCAGGGCGCGCTGGTCTTCGGCGATCACTTCCGCGTCGATGACCAGCGGGATCACCTCGATGTCGAACCCGTAGCCGTAATAGAACGGGTTGCCGCAGCTCCAGCCGACGGTCAGGCGCATGATGTCGCCCATGTCCGCGTAGATGTGCCACGTGGTGTAGCCCTCGGTCGTCCCGACCCCGGTGATGACGTGTTCGACGCTCGCCGGGTCGATCCAGAAGCCCTTCAGCGAGGTGTACGCGCAGCAGTCGGAGGTGTCGCGGAGCAGGACCTGCGTGCCGTTGTCGAGCGTCAGCACGAGCCCTTCGTCGCTGCCCCAGTACCCGGTCGGGCGACCGAGCGCCTTCATCAGGGCGTGGACGTCGCGCTTCTCGGCGCTGACGATCTTGCGGCCGACGACAGTGGACCGCAGGGTGTTGACGTTGTGCACGATCGTGCCGTCGTCGTCGCTCTCATCCAGGGTTTCGGCCGGGTAGCGCTCGGTCATGAAGGGGTGTCCTTTCTTGGTGGTTCCGTCCGTGTGGACGGGGAACGCGCCGGACCGGAGCCCGGCGCGCAGCCCGACGACGCGGTCAGGGGTGGGTCGGCCAGACGGCTTCGGCCTGGTCGCAGTACTCGGCGAAGGTGAGGGCGTCGTGCCACCTCGCCGGGAACTGGACGTCGTTCTCCGACGCGAAGGCGACGACGCCGTTGAGGGCGTCGACCACGATGGCCTCGTACTCGCCGTGGCACAGCGTGGTCGAGACACCGGAGCCGGTGTCGCCGCCCCGGTCGTTCTCGAACAGGTCGTGGATCAGGATGCGGGTCAGGTAGGCCGAGTCCCCCCAGCGGGCGCGGGCGGTGCCGCTGTCGAGCGCCCGACGCAGGTGCTCCGGCAGCTCGTATCCGCGCCAGTGGGTGTAGAGGAAGATGCCGCGGACTTCGGTGCCCGAGATCGTCTGGTCCACGACGTAGACGTTTGCGCGATCACCCATGCGGGTGCCTCCTTGGTGGTGTGGGAGTTGGATCGGAGGGACCTGCCCGGCGGTCCCTCCGCCGCGCCGCCACCTCGGTGTCTCCGGGCCGATCGGGGCGGTACGGGGTCCCCCAAGTATTGCACGTAACACGTGCCATTGCAACCCTGTTAACCGAACCGGGCGGTCTCGTACAACGGGGTTGCAATGGCACGTGTTACGTGTTACAGTCCGAGCTGACACCACCCCCAATCCGAGACTCGGAGGATTCCGATGACCGCCCCTGCCACCCCGGCTCCGACCAGCTTCATCTTCGACCCCAACCGGGTCGTGGACCCCTACTCCGTCGGCATTCCGATCATCCGCGATCGGGTCAGCTACACCGACAAGCACGGCACCCACGCCGTCCTGACCCGGATGGTCAACGTCAAGTCGGGTCTCCCGTGGTATGTGATCTCCTACCACCCGGACCGGGCGGAGGCCGACCGCGAGCTGCTGGCCAAGCAGGACGATATCGAGTGGTACATCACCCACGAATACGACCGCGAAGAGCAGGTCGACTTGCCCGAAGGCGCATGGCTGGTGGTCCTGTAAGTCGCCTCCGCAGCGCCCCCGCCCTCCGTCCCTGGGCGGGGGCGCTGTCGTCCTATCACCCCCCGCAAACCGAGAGGACCCCGTCATGAACAAGCGCCGCCGCCGCGCGCTCAACAACCTCGCTCGCGCCCAGCGCGCCTTCGCCGACACCTTCGACCGTGACGACGGTCGCCGAACCGACGCCGTGTGGGAGGCGATGGGCGACCTCCAGCACGCCTCCGCTGTCCTGCTCGACGTCTTCGAGGTGCCCGACCCGCGCTGATCCGCCCAGGTAGGAACGTACTTTCGCAACGGGGTTGCACAACGCACGGGACCCGTGCTAAGCTATCGCTACCACCTACAGAGAGGCAGTCAAATGTTCGAGATCCACAGCTTCGCCGCCGCCCTCCGGATGCCCGGTTCCGAGAACATCCTGGAGCTGACCCTGATCGCCGACACGGAGGCGGAGGCGCGAGAGATGATCGCCGACCAGATGCCCGACGAGGTGATCATCGTCGGCCTCTACCCGATCGCCTCCAACCTGGTGATCGACATCGAGTGAGACCGCGACAGCGGAGGACCCCCGGACCCGAAAGGGCCGGGGGTTCTGTCGTTTCCGGGGGTCAGCCGCCGCTCAGGCGCCGCTCAGGCGCCGCTCAGGCGGACGCCCTCGAATCCGCCTGTCACGTAGGGACGGAGGGCGCGCCAGTCGTCGGGCGTCGCCCAGAGGCACAGCGCGTGTGCCTGCTCGCCCTCCGCCAGGGCTCCGAGTAGCCCGGCGCACACCGGGCAGCCCTCGGCACTGCTAGGTGGGTCTACGGTCTCACGCCGTCGGCGCGCCACGGCTCACCTCGCGCTGTCGGCGGGCCATCTGACCGATCAGTCGGTCGCGCTGCTCGGTCAGCGCGGTGACGCGGTCCTGGAGGGCGGCGGTCTCGTGAGCGGCGAGCCGCCCTTCGAGCCGTCGGAGGTTGCGTTCCTCCAGCAGGGCGCGCTCGGTTGACATGGCGAACACCGCCATGTGGGTCATCGGCTCCGCCTTGATCTGCTGGATCAGGCGGAGGCTGCACTTGAGCCGGTCCGCGATCGCTCGGACGGTCCAGCCGTCCAGCGTGAGGGCCGCTACTACCCAGGCACGGTCCGGGGCCGCGAGACGGGCAATCGGAACGGTGCGCGAACGAACGCTCAGCACCAGCGCCGGGTCGGGTGTCCAGGTGTCGCTGTCGTCGGGACCGGCCAAAGTGTTCTCCTACGTGAAGATGGTGCGGTCAGGCGCGAAGTGATTGACCAGGTGCGCCTCCGCCTCCATCCGAAGGAAGGCGTCGGAGGGGCGCTCGGTCACGTCGGGTCCGCCGACGAACCAGGAGATCACCTGAACCCAGTCGCAGCCGGGCACCGGGCAGCGACGGGTCAGGTGCGGGCGGCGTTCGGTCACAGGTGCCCCTCGAACTTGTCCAGCCCGAGCGCAGCGGCGTCGTCCGCCGACGGGTGGGTATGGAAGCCCGCGACGCCGAGCGCCCGCACGGCATCCGCGATCGCGTCGGCCCGCTGTCCGAACCGCTCGGACAGAATCTCCGTCATGACGCGCTGGTCGCGCTCGCGCCAGGCCCGGTAGGCGAGCCCGTATTCCAGCGCGACGAGGAACCCTTCGTGCTGCATCATCTCGGCGTGTTCCTCGGAGGTCAGTGAGCGCCACGCGGCGCGGTCGGCGTCCCAGATGCCGATGAACCCACAGTGAGCACAGGTGAGCAGGGACTGCTCATCCTCGCTCGCGGAGAGATCGTCGGCATCGGGTCCGGGTGCCTTGCAGAGGGGGCAGGCGGTCGTGGTCACAGGGGGTCCTTTCGTGCTGTGGAACAGGATACGTGCCACAGGGCCGCGACCTCGGCAGATCACGGCCCTGTGGCTGTCGGGGGCGGGTCAGCGCGCCTTGACCTCTTCGAGCTGGTCGTGGGCGAAGCGGCCCGGGATGATTTCGGCGATGACGGACAGCAGTTCCTCCGTCCGCCCGCGCACGTCGAGCGCGAGTGCCTGGCGGTGATCGGCGTTGTCCACGAACCGACTGCGGGCTTCCGCGTTGTCCAGCTCCAACATCACCTCCATCAGGCGGCGGGCGGTGTCGTTGAGGTAGTCCAGCTGGACCTTGCTCGCCGCCATCAGATGTGGCAATCCACCGAGACGAACCAGGCGTTGTCGGCCTCCGCGTCGCGCAGGCGGGCGTACTCCGCCGCCCAGACGTCCGCTTCCTTCTCGTCGGAGACGATGGCCCACCAGCCCATGCGGCCGGTCTCGTGCCACTCGCCGTCGGAGGTGAGGAACGCGAACGTCGGCGTCGCCTTCTCCCAGTTGATGTCGCACTTGCGCGCGACGTCGGCGTGGGTCGCTGCCCGCGCCTCCATCTCGGCGATGCGGGCGCGGTCGCCGTCCCCCAGGAATTCGCGAATCGGACCGGTCCCGGCGATGTGCGTCAGCGCCTTGACCTCATCCTCCATCCCGGAGGGATGGACCTCCCAGGCGTTCGCCCAGCGCCCGCCGATCACGTACCAGTCCCACTTCGACTGCGGGTTGTACGTCGACCAGACGTTCCCCTCCGCGTCCACGTCGCTGTACGACGCCACGAAGTCGGCGTGGACCTGCTCGTCGGTCCACTCCAGCTTGGGCGGGAACGAGTCATCGGCGGACAGCGGTTCGTAGCCCCTGGCGAGGATGGAGGTGTCGGCCTTTTCCTCCGCGATCAGCTCGCGGACCCTGTCCGCGATCGCGGGGTTCGCCAGTGCCGCCTCCGCCCCGCCCGCGAGGTATTCGAGGTGGCCGACGGTGCGGCAGCGGGCGGCGTACGCCGCCGGGTCGGCCAGGAACTCCGCGTACATTTCGGTGCGGACGTGGTCGATGGACGCGCGACCCTCTTCGATGGCCTGGGCGCGCGTGTACTGGATGTAAGGAGACACGTCGGCGTCCTCATCGAACGGGGCGAGCGCCGCGCGGAGGGCGTCTTCGATCTGGTCGGGGCGCAGGGTCCCGTCGAGGGCGACGGTGACGAGGAAGTGGGACATGGGGGTGCCTTTCGGAGGGTGGGACGGAGGGGCGAGCCGGTCGGCTCGCCCCGGGGGGTCGGTCAGTAGGCGGAGCCGGTGCGGAGGCCGATTTCGTGGGCGACCGCGTTGGCGGTCCCGGCGACGTTGTCCGGGTCCTGGGCGCGCTCGGTGGCGAAGAAGCCGAGCAGCTGGTGGAGGTCCCCGTCGGCGTACGGCCCGGAGGTCTTGATGGTCGGGTCGATCATCGCTTCGATCTGCCGGACAGCGGCGCGAGCGTTGTCGGACTCGAAGCCCGCCAGCTCCACCGACTTCGCGTAGAAGCCCAGGACGCGGTAGATGTTCCAGGTGGGCAGCTCCGCCAGGATGCCGGCGGTGGCGTTGCGGAGGGCGTCGGAGGTCATCGGGGTGCTCATATCGGGGGTCCTATCTCTCGGTGGTGTCCTGAGTATAGCACGGGTCCCGTGCGTTGTGCAACCCCGTTACAAGCGAAAACCCCGGCTCGCTCGGAGCCGGGGTCGCTCGCGGGCTACGCGCTGATCAGCTCGAAGGCGCGCAGCTTGACGTCGGCGTAGGTGCCTTCGATGGCCGAGTAGGCGGGCGCGCCGAACCCGCCCCGGACTTCGATCCGGTGGTCGATGTACTCGGTCACGGCGTTGTACAGCCCATAGGCCGTGTCCTCGAAGCCCCGGACAGTCGGCAGGCTCAGCCCCTCCATCACCTTGGAGACGTGGGCCTTGCGCACCGCCTCCTGGCGCTCGGTCTCCGCGTCGCCGACGTTGAACACGCCGCGCAGGATGTGCTCGGCGCGATCGCGGTCCATCTCGCGGTCGATCAGCGCCTGCATCTCCTGGGCGAAGGCGTCGGCGTACGCGAAGGTGATTTCGAGCGACTGGCGCGCCTCTTCGATCGCAGCCAGGGCGTTGAGGGTGTGCCGGGTCGACCACGACGACCGAGCGCCCCGGATGGCGGCGGATTCGGTGTTCGCGCAGACGATACGGACCGGGGTGGTCAGGACCCGGAACGCGCCGCCGCCGTCGTGGGCGTTGAGAGCTGCGATGTACAGGTCCACGCTGTCCCGGACACCGCCCTTCCCCTCGAACACCATGTACTCGGGCAGGCGGAGGGTGACGAAGGTGTTGCGCCCGCCCCGGAGAGCACCGGCCGTCTCGAAGTGCGCGCCCGACTCATCGACCAGCGCGTTCAGGAACGCGGCGGATTCCTCGTTCTGGATGGGCCGGTAGTTCGGGCCGACGATGCCGAGATAGTCCGTGTTGCCAGTGACGGGGTTGGTGCGGACGGTCGCGACCCGGTCCGTGATCTGGAGCGGGAAGCCGTCGTCGCCCTCCGTCCACAGGCGGTGCTTGCGGACGTTCCAGCCGCCCAGCATGGCCTCTTCCATGACCTCTTCGGCGGTCATGCACCGGCTGACCTTCTGCCCCAGCTGATGCCAGGCGTCGTCCCGCGAGTCCGCGAAGGAGACGACGTCGTTGGTGATGTCCAGCTCATGAGCCATCGGTGGCCCCTTTCTCTCGGTGGTGTCCCAACCATAATACACGCGACACGTGCGTAGCAACCCGTTGCAAATACACTGCATCCGTGCGAGTCTCGAAGTCCTGATAAGGGCAACAATCCCAACCCGGAGGTCGAAAAGTGCTCACGAGGCGTTCTCTCTACCGTCGCTGGCGGCGGTTCCAGGTCACCAGCGTCACCTACCCGGCTCTGATGTGTCTCGGGTGTCTCGCCGCGATGGCGGTGATCGGCTGGGTCTCGCTCGGATAGCTGCAACACGGTTACACAACGCACGGGACACGTGCTATACTGAGGACACCACCGAGAGATAGGAACACGCCGATGACCGAGACCGCCCACCCCGCCGACACCCCCGAACTCCGTCGGGAGTTCGTGGAGCGCTTCGCCCCGTACGCCACCTCCGCGGAGGTCCACCCGCACATGGGCAGCCTGGAGGCGCTGGTGGAACTGGCGTCGCGCTACGTCGACCAGTTCGCCGACGTGTTCGGTACCCGCTTCGACGCCGACGGGGCGCAGGCCGACATGCACCGCTGGCTGGTGGTCCGGGGCTTCGTCGTCCCGGACCACCGCTAGTACCGACTTAGAGGGGCGGGACCATCCCGCCCCTCTTCCCGTATCGAGAGAGGACACCGACATGGGCCGCCTACCGTACGACCGTAAGCGCAAAGACATAGCCTTCGCTCTGGAGCAGGGCTGGGTTTTCGACCGGGTGACCGGAGGTGGGCACCTCCGGTTCACGCACCCCAAGACGACGATCCACATGATCATGGCGAACAGCGCGAGCGACCACCGCTCGATCAGGAACGCGATCAGCTGGACTCGGCGCCTCACCCCGCGCGATGATGAGTAAGTGCTTTATGACTTCGCTGTCGACGCTGTAGTGGCAGGGCTGTGGTTACTCGCCGCCGCGCGAGTAACCCGCCTGCTCACCAAGGACGCCATCACGGACTTCGTCCGCGAGTGGGCGTACCGCCGCAGCCGGGGCGGAGACACCCTGCTCACCTACTTCGTCCAGTGCCCCTGGTGCATCGGCATGTGGGTCGCGCTGGTGACCGGCTGGCTGCCGCTCTGGCTGACCGATCGGCATATCGCGCTGTGGCCTCTCGTCGCGCTCGCCGCGAGCTACCTGATCGGCGTGTCGGCGGAGAATCTGGAATCCGCCGACGACTTCGACGTGGAGATCACCGACGCGGAGTAGCGCGGCGCTTTCACGCCGCGTGGCTACTCTGACCGCGTGACCCGAGTCCGCATTCGCCGCCGCAGCGCCCGCCCGCGCCACTCGCTCACCGCTGCTGCCCAACGGGTTGAGGTCCAGAACGGCTCCAGTTTCCGGCAGTCGACGCTCGGCGCGAACGGCTGGCAGGAGCAGGCGTGGTACTACGTCGAGAAGGTGGCGGAACTCCAGTACTGGGTTTCTTGGCGCGCCTGGTCGGCGTCGCGCTGTCGCTTCGTCGCGAGCGCTCTGGACGCCCACGGCGCGCCGACGGGTTCGCTCGCCGACGATGACCCGAACGCGACCCGCGTCCGCGAGATCGTCAACGACATCGCGGGCGGCGTCGTCGGTCAGGCACGCCTCATTCACCGCGCCGCCTACCTGACGTCGGTCGTCGGCGAGTACTGGGTGGCCATGATCGTGCGCGACGCCGCGCGCGAGACGGCCGTGGACGGCACGATGATCCCTGTCGACATCAGCCGGCCCGGCTACGACCGCGAACAGTGGTACGTGTTCGGCCGAGAGCAGCTCAGCCAGGCGTCCAACAGCATCGCACTCAAGCTGCCCGACGGAACGAAGCACGAATTCCTGCCCGGCGTCGACCTTCTCTTCCGGGTGTGGCAGGAGCACCCCCAGGACCCGACGAAGCCGGTCTCGCCCATCTGGTCGTGCCGCGAGGTCCTGGAGGGCATCGTCCAGGCCGATGCCACGATCAAGGCGTCGAACAATTCTCGCCTCAACGGCAACGGCATCCTGTTCGTCCCGCAGGAGATGAGCCTGCCGTCGCAGGTAGCTCCGACCGCGCTGCCGGTCGGCGCGCCGGACACGGCGGACCCGCCTCCGCTCTTCGAGCCGCATGCCGCTCAGGCGCTCCAGGACCTTCTCTTCGAGGTCGCCGCCACCGCGAAGAAGGACCCCAATTCGGCGGCTGCCCAGAACCCGATCATCGCCGCCGTCCCGGGCGACCTGATCAAGCTGGTCACCTGGATTCGGCCCGGCAACGACGTCCCGGAGACCACCCTCAAAATCCAGGAAGCCGACATTCGTCGCCTGGCGATGGGTCTCGACACCGCGCCCGAACGGCTGCTCGGCATGTCGGAGGGCAACCACTGGAGCGCATGGGCCATTGACGAGAACGACATCAAGGTCCACGTCGCCCCTGTCGTGGAGCTGCTGGCGCAGGGGCTGACCCAGGAGGCACTCCGGCCGAAGCTGGCCGAAGAGGGTATCGACCCCGACGCCTATGTCATCTGGTACGACACCACCGCGTTGACCCAGGACCCGGATAAGGGCGACGAAGCGATGGAGGGCTTCGACCGGGGCGCGGTCTCCGCTCGCGCCCTCCGCGAGCACCTGGGCTTCGATGACGAAGACGGGTACGACCTGACGACCGCCGACGGCTGGGTCCAGCTCGCGCTCGACAAGATTGCGCTGGACCCCGCCAACGCGGGAATCTTCATGCCGATCATCGAGGCAGCGGCGGCGAAGGTAGGCCTGGAGGTGGCCCCGCCGCCCGCCGCCCTTCCGCCGTCTCCGCCGGGCGAGGACGACGAATCGCCCGCCGACAGCGAGCCGGACGAACCGGATGAGCCGCCGAACCCCGCCGACGACGCCTCCGTCACGGCGGCGCTCAGCATCACCCGCCTGTGTGTTACCCGCGCGCTGGAGCTGGCGAACAAGCGGCGGCGCACCCGCGCGCTGTCGGAGCTGTACCGAGACGTGCCGATCGAAATGGCGCACACCCGACTGGAGCCGCTGTCGCTCGCCGACGCGAACGCGAGCATCAAGGGCTGGGCGACGGGGCTGGTGGACGACGACATTCGCCGTCTCGGCCTGGACCCGGCACAGCTTCGAGCGCTCGTGGAGGGCGTGGCCTGCCTCGCCCTGATCACCGCGAGCGAGCCGGTGATCACGCGCTCCATGCTCCGATCGGCGGCACTCTGATGTACCCGGCGAGCCGACCGGCGGCGCTGCTCGAACAGCTGGAAACCGAACGCGCGATCGCGGAGCTAACGAAGCTGGCGCTGGACGAATGGCTTCCGATCGCGCGGCGCGCCGTTCTGTCGTCGCCGGCGCCGGACCCGACCGCCGTCGCCGAGCGCGACGGCGAATGGGCGTTCCTGGTGGATGAGGTGATCCTGTACGGCATCGGCATCATCGCCGCCGCCGCCTATGACCGGGCGTACCTCGCGCTGCACGGGGAAAAGCTCAGCCCCGGCGGCGTGTTCGCCCTCCGGTTCCCCTCTCTCCCGTCACGTGACAGCCTCCAGCGCAAGGTGGCGGGCGTGCTCAAGCGCCGTCTCGGCATCAACGCGGAGGCCGTGCTCAATCGGACGTCGACCGTGCCCGCGCTCGCGGAGTTCGCCGCAGCTCATGTATCCGCCGCCCGTTCACGCATCGTGGACGCGGTCGGCCGGGCGTTCCGCCGCGCTGTCGCGACCGAGCGCGAGTCCGCCGCCGACGAGGCAGGCGAAGCCCTCCGTGAGGTGTTCGACCCGCTCGACGCCGAATGGCAGGCGGCGGCGGACGAAGTCGGACAGACCCAGGCCACCGCCGCCCTCAATGCGGGCACAGCGGCGGCGGTCGTCGCCTCCGAGCGCGCGATGGCTATGGAGTGGGTCGCCATCCTCGATGCCCGGACCCGCGCCGCGCACTCGGAGGCCGACGGCCAGCGCCAGCCTTTCGGAGCCCTGTTCGACGTCGGCGGCGAAAAGCTCCGCTTCCCCGGCGACCCGCTGGGGTCCATCGACAACACCATCAACTGCCGGTGCAGGGTGTTCGCCTTCTTCACCGACGAACCCACGTGGAATGACCCCGCGCGCGGGCTGACCGCTGCACACGTGCCTGCCACGATGGCCGACGAGACCGAGGAGAAGGACAGGATGGGCGACTACCGGAGCTTCGAGAGTGTGCTGGCGGTGATCGGTACCGAGACCGACGACGGCCGCATGTTCGCCAGCGACATCGACCTGACGTTCCGCGACTTCCCGCTGCCTCTTCTGTGGCAGAAGCAGTCGGCCGGGGGTCACTACAATTCGTTCACCGTCGGCGTCATCGAGTCGGCGGGCGTCGTCGGTACGGAGGTGATCGGCAAGGGCTACCTGCTGAACACGCCGGAGGCCGACGAAGCCGCCGTCGAGATCGAACACGGCGTCACCGGTCCGTCGGTCGACCTGGGCAGCGTGGAGTGGGAACTTCGCGACAAGAACGGTCACAAGATCAGCGAGGACGACTGGTGGGACAACCCTGACCTGGTCGTGGTCGAAACCGTCCTCGCGGCAAAGGTGCTCGCGGCGACCCTGGTGGCGACCCCGGCGTTCGGCCAGACGTCGATCAAGCTGGGCGAGTACGTCGACCGGGGCGAAGAGGCGCTGGTGGCGGCGGGCGCGATGAGCGCGCCGGTCGTGGAGCCTCCGGTCTACTCGGTGGCGGCATTCCAGAATCCGGGGTTCACCGCGCCGACTCTGCCGCATATCACGGAGGACGGCGTCATTCGCGGTCACCTCGCGGCGTGGAATGTCTGCCATACCGGCATCCAGGACCGCTGTGTTCTCGCGCCCCACAGCCAGACCGACTACGCCTGGTTCCACACGTCGCCGCCGGTCCGGACGGCGGAGGGTCCGGTCAAGGTGGGTCGGCTGACGGTCGGCGGCGGACACGCCGGACCGCAGCTCGGCGCGGGACCCGCCATCGCGCACTACGACGATGCGGGTACCTGCTTCGCCCTCGTGCACGTCGGCGAGGACGAGCACGGCATCTGGTTCTCCGGTGTGCCCGCGCCGGGCGCGACCCCGGAGCAGATTCAGCAGGGTCTCGCTGCGCCGCTGTCGGGCGACTGGCGCAACGTCGGCGGCAACCTGGAGCTGGTGGCGGCGCTCGCCGTCAACACCCCTGGTTTCCCGCTGGTGGCGTCCGGCGCGACCGACGACATGGACCGCCCGCTGTCACTGCTGGCCTCGCTCGGCCCGTGCGCGGAGGACCCGAAGGTGGACGGTCCGCGACTCGACGCGGATGCCGCCGCCGCCGCGATCGCTGTGGCGGCGGTGGAGGCGTACCGCGCCGCCGAGCGCCGGGACCGTGAGGCAGCGGCGCTGGTCGCCGCCGAGTCCCGGCGTCAGGCGCTGGCAATCATCGAAGGAGTGAAGTGATGGCGTGCGCGTGCGGGAAGGGCCGGACATCGAGCGCGGCGCTGCCGAAGGGCGCGTCATTCGTCTACGACGTGACGCTGCCCGGCGAGACGACCGTGACGACGTACGGCACGCCGCTGGAGGCGAAGCGCGAGGTCAGGCGTCACGGAGGCGGCACCATCAAACGCCGCTCGGTCAGTACGGGCTCCGCTGCATAGGTCTGTTCTACTGTGCGTCACGTGACTAGTCCTGCCTGGCTTTGGGCCGGGGGCGAGTCCTCCTAGCAACGAACCTATGAAAGGGAAGGAATCCATGATGGACCCCTTCGAGCTGCCGGAGGAACTGCCCACCGGTACCGCCGAACTGAGCGAACTCCGCGCGGAGGCGCAGCGAGCGTTCACTGAGCTGCGTGGTCTGGTCGACGCGGGCGAGTCGCTGTCCGACGACCAGCTGG